CTAATTAAATTGGCCATTAAGATAAGCTTTGATGGTTATGATGATAAGGCCTAATATAATTAAAATAACACTTAACCAATGCATTGAACGGTTACGATATTCATAGTGAGTAAAGATGAACCCATATCGAATTTTGGTGTTAAATACAGTAATCAAGAATCCTAGCATGAAAATAAAAACACCAATTAAAATAATGATATCCATTTCTAGCAATGCTCCTAAACTTTTGACTTAATCTAGTAATTATATGTTAGATTTTATTCGATTTTTTAGTCGAAGTCACATTAATTGCTTAGTATAAAGATTTAAAAATAAAAATCACCCAATCTAATTAAAGATTGAGTGATTTTTATGTTGCTTAGTGAGCGTTTGGTGAGCGCTCTTGTTTTAAAAGCCTATACCATAGGGCTTCTAAGCTATATTAATATGATTCGGGAGAGAGAAATAGAGTTCGATACGGTTAATCTAAATATTGTAAGAATGCTGTTATATCAACACTTATGGATATTTTCATTAATCTACAATTGTTTATAGTTAGTTGCTATATGTCGGACTTGGCAGGCACTTTGGTAGGCGCTTTTTCAGCTGAAAGCTTATCTAACCCAGCAATGATGATTGCATCATTTTTATCTTTATATTCTTCAATTAAATAAGCGTATGTTCTGGTTGTGGTAGTAATATCTGAATGTCCTAATCTTTGAGCAATAGGATAAATATCTATTCCTTGTGATAGTAAAAAGGCTACGTGAGAGTGCCTTAGAGAATGGAAATGAAAGTTACGTCTATTTATGTTCAATTCTTCTAATCGAGCTCTTAGAGCCTTATTTACAGCGTTAGAGGTGGGGATAAGTCCACGCTTGTTTTTAAAAACTAAGTCAGTATTGTTGGTTCTCAATTCTTTTAAAACATCGCATAAAGTATTATTGATTTTAATTATTCGGTTAGAACTTTTATTTTTAGTAGGCTTGAATGATTTTGCGAAATAATCATAGGATTTGTTGATATTAATAGTATTGAAATTAAAATTAATATCATTCCACGTTAATCCAGCAATTTCAGATAAACGAGCACCAGTTAAAATAGCCGTAACAATCATATAGTTAGAAGTATATCTAGGGTTGAGCTTAGATATAGTACTATTCAATAGCGCTTTAATTTCAGCAACATTCAAATATTCAACCTGTACTACATTATCTCTATTTGAAATCAATTCAATATTATAAGTAAAATCTTTCTTGATTTCTTCATCATAAACAGCATTTTTAACACACGCCTTAATACAATTATTAATCATTTTCATGGTGTTAGGAGAGTGGTTTTGACCATATTTAACGATGAATTTTTGATAATTAGCTCTAGTGATATCCTTTAGTAATTTATTACCAAAGTATTCGTTAATCACATTATAAGTATATTGGTAACGATTGAGGGTTACTTTGCTAACCTTTGGCTTTTTGTAGAAAATGTACCAGTTTTTAAAATATTCAGCGAAGGTATCTTGCTGATCAACTTTTTCACGAACACTAACTTCTTCATATTCAAGCCTTAATTTAGCTTCACCTAATACGGCTTCTGGTTTAGTTTTAAACCCTCGTTTTGATTTAGTACGGCGTTTACCAAGTGAATCGTACCAGCTAATAGATACTTCATATGTTCCATTTTTTCGTTGAGTTATTGACATTATCGAACCTCCGTTCTCTTGATACGCAGTCTTTTAATGGTAAAATTGGGTATATTAAAAGAGCTACTCAAGAGTAGTTTTGTTTTGTTAAGTCACATCTTTCTTCTTGGCGGGAGTAGGGATGTGGCTTTTTTGTTTATGCTTTTTTAGTGATTAAAAAATATTGCAGCGTGCGTAATTTTCCCATCTGAATCAGTGCTTTCACTTATACGGTAATACTTATCTTTTGATTTAGAATGGTAAAGATCATCTTTTACCCACTTTAAGTCATCGGCAGTTTTTCCCTTATAATCAGCGAACGCAGCTTTATTTGATACAGGCTTGTAGCTTTGTTTATAGTTAAATTCAATTGCTACAATTTTCCCCTTGTTATTTGCAGAATATTGTACAGCGGAGTTGTCTTTATCTTCCCATACTCCATAGCTATTTTTTTCAACGTATTTCTTTTCAAGCTTTGTTCCCATCTTATTAGCATCCATAGAATCGTCATGACAGGCTGATAAAGTAAACAGTGCAAGCAGTGTTGCAAAAATTACTAAAGTTCTTTTCATACATTTCTCCTCCAAAATATGTACAGCTTTTAACGACTTCGGGTGTGGTCGAAGAAATTACATTTCACAGTATGATTCACTATATTGAACTCCAAATCGTTCCTTAAACACTTCATCAACCACATATCCAACCTTCAATGGAATTCCAAAAGCCAGCATAAAGTCAACAGAATCAGAGTAGGCTAGATTATTTAGTTCGCAATATTCTAATAGGATTCCAACGGCACGTTTATTAGCTGCGCATTCTTCTCTAATGTAAAAAACATTTGAACAAAAACTGTTAGACCCCTTATCTCCATTTAAAGCATGACTTATTTCATGTGCGAATTGAAAGGGAACTTCTTCTTCATTTATGTAATTTGTGTTGATGTACACAGTATTATTTAACTCCATGTAAAAAGATACTTCATCTGGCTTGTATGAAGTTCTGTCTAATTGATAACCAATGCCATGGTCATAAGCATAATTGCAAAGATAAGTCATCAAGTTATTCATACGCTATTCATTTTTATCTTGAGCATCTAGATAAGCTCTGATAATTCCTTTCATTGTTTCTCTTTGTGCATCACTAATTGGTTTCCCTTGATACATACGTACTGAATTAAGTGCTTCTTCAACTTCCATGTCACGAGTATCACTCACAGGTTCTTCTTTTTCAGTTTCACCTAATAAATAATCTACAGATACACCAAGGACTTTGGCTACAGAAGCTAATTTATCAGTCTGAGGCGTTTGAGTTCTCCAGCGATAAATGCTATTAATACCAAGTCCTGCCTTTTCAGCGGTTGTTTTTAAATTCCAGCCCTTTTTATTTTTTGCAACTTCTTTTATTCGCTCTACTAGCGTCATATCAACACTCCTAAAAGATAAATAAATAAAAAGTACTGCTTTCGGTAATTTTTACTTTACAAAAGTACCTAGTTCAGTTATTATTAATTCATCAAGTAATTAAGCAATAAAAAACAGACCTATCTAAACAATAACTTTGGCGAGAGATTGTGGTGGCTGTAGGTTTTATATTGCTTTTATTTATGAACTAAGTGTACTGAACTCAGTACTATTTGTCAATAACTTGATGAATAAAAAACAAAAAGGAGGGTAAAAATTGACAGAAGAAATGGCTTTAGAAAATCAAGCTTTAGAGCTCCAACTAAAAATCGAAATTGCTCGTAAGCGCAAAGGAATGACACAAGAACAATTGACTGCCGCTATTGGCGAGAAGTGGCCTTCAGTGGTAAGTAGAGCAATACGAGGTGATCAATCACCAAAATCTAAACGTGTACGAGAAAAAATTTATAAAGTGCTAGGGATTTAAGGAGGAATCAGAAATGGAAGAAAAAAATAAAAATTTAGAATCTTTAAATGAAAAAACTCTTCAACACCAGCTGCAACTGATATCGAAGAGTTCTGAAAAAGCCAATCCGTTAGAATTATTAGTTTTGACGGATGCCATGATACGCGTTCTCGATGCGTTAAATATAAGTGAACAACGAAAATCTATTCTTTAGAAGCTTTGATTACGGTGTCTAAAAAACCGACATATACATTTTGGACAGAACTTGCAGGCACAGTATCTAATTTAGAATTTGATTCCAGCCAAGCCTTAGTTAATTCAAGAGCAATTTCTTTGTCTGACATTATCATATCACCACCTTTAATTGAACTAATTAAATTATACACACGAAAGAAGGAAAACAAATGAACGAATTAGTAATCATGAAAGACCAACAAGCAGTAACGACTAGCTTACAAGTAGCAGAAGTATTTGGAAAAGAACATAAAAATGTGCTGAGAGATATCAGCAACTTAAATTCAGATCGGCTCAATTTTGAGCAGATATTTATGGAAAGCACAGAACCAGATTTATACGGACGTGACCGTCGAATTTATTATATGAACCGAGACGGCTTTACTTTACTAGCAATGGGATTTACAGGAAAGAAAGCATTGGACTTCAAACTGAAATACATCGAAGCCTTTAACAATATGGAAGAAGTAATTAAGGAAGAACGCATCCAATTACCTAGTGATCCAATGAAAGTACTGGAATTAATATTTGAAGCCAACAAAAACACGGATAAGAAAGTAGAACGGATTGATAAAGACGTTGATTACCTAAAAAACAACCAACGCTTAGACCAAACAGAATACAGCTACATTTCACGAAAAGTATCAAATAAGGTTAATGAATACTCTCAAGTCCACGGGTCAACATTAACAGCTCCTCAACGAAGTAAATTATTCAAAGATATCAACCGAGGAATCAACGAAGTAACAGGTGTTAAGACGCGTTCACAACTACGTCAGAAAGATTTTGATATAGCAGATGAATTTATTGACAACTGGCAACCATCAACGGCTACCGTTCAAATTATTAAACAAATGAGTAATGTAGCAGACGGACAAACAACGTTAGGAGCATAAAAATGGCATTAGACACAATGTTTGAAGCCATGTCTAAAGAATTGGTTAATGAAGTTTTAGACAGGCTTAGAGATGAAGCAATTATTAAGTTGGACCAAGATGTTTTATCACCAGTTATCAGTAAGCATCAGTTGGCTAAGGAGCTTTGCAAAAGCGATAAATGGGTAAAAGATAATATTTTTGAGAACCCAAGATATTCTACTGACATCCAGTCAATGCGTGATAAAGGCTTAATTCAAATGACAGCTTATGGTGAAAAAACTAGGGTGATTGTTAATCGAAAGGCTATTAAGAAGTTTTTGGATGAACACTCAGCAGAATTACCGTGGTTGGAAGGAGTTAAGTAATGGTTGTATCAGTAAGTTTAGGGCAATTAGCGTTTTATCTAATTTCAGTAGTAGTGGCTGGTATTTATGGCTATTCAATTAAGGGAGGCGAGAAGTAGTTGAACTACTTGAAACAAAATAAAAAGCCCGCTACGGCAATAGTGGACTCAAATAAATATTCAACAAAGGAAGTATAACACAAATGAATCAACAACAGTTTGAACAATATGAACGTGAATACGAACAAGAACGAGAGCGTAAGGAAGTTGAAGCCTTATTCGGAAAGGAGAACGCAAGTGAAGAATATTGATGAACTTGAAGCAGAACGCACTAAGCTAGATCGGAAGTTACGTGGACTAAAAAACAAGAAAGCAGAAATTGTTCTATCTATCGAAGAAGTTCAAGACGAGATTAATAAAATCAGTCAGAAAGAGCTTCAAATGTTCGATGGGAGAGAGTTCCAAACAGAATCATTCAAGTATGTACGAACGGCTAGTAATCCTAGCAAGCCTAGTTGGTGGCAAGTAGTTAAGACTGACAATGCCAAGCCAAAAGAAGTGGTTAAAGTATTAGCTGATATCGATGTGAACTTGATTAAGCGTGAACCAGATGTTTCGGCGATTAAGCGTTACGTTGCAGAAGGTCGTTTCATTGTTCGTGAAGGTGGTCAGTTAATCGACACTGAAACAGGAATGGTACTACCTTACAGAGCTAAACGTAAGGCAGACAAGTTAACAGTTAAGGCGGTGGAAGCATGAGTGAAAAAACGTTATATCAAAAGCTTCAAAACATCCACAAAAAAGTACCATACATTCAAAAATCCCAACAAGCTTCAAAGTATTCGTACGCTGGGTCTTCAGATGTCTTAGGTACAATTCATGGTTTGATGGATGAAGAAAAATTAATTTTAATACCGCAAATTACTAATAAAAACACTGAAACAAGCCAAAATCGAAAAGGATCTACCGTAATATTTACTGAATTAATGATGACTATGACGTGGGTTAATTCAGATAATCCAGATGAAAAATTAGAGTGTCAGTGGTACGCACAAGGAATTGACACAGCTGGAGAAAAAGGTGTTGGGAAAGCACTCACTTATGGCGAGAAATATTTTTTATTAAAATTCTTCAATGTAGCCACAGACGATTTAGATCCAGACGCATTTCAAGAAAATGTTAAAGCTCAAAAAGCACCCGAATTGATAAACGATGAACAAAAGAAGACTTTAAAAGAATTATTTAACAGTATGGCAAGTGTTACCAAAACACCGATTGAAAAAGTTTCTAAAGCTTATCTTAAAAAAGTTAAGTCAGATTCCATTGAAAAATTGCAGGAAGATACTGCAATCGGATTAATTGAATTGGTAACTAACCAACTTAATAAACAGACAGAGAAAGCGGGTAAGTAATTATGCGACAAATAACTATATCTGGAAATATTGGCAATGATGTACAAGTTAACTCAACTCAAAGTGGAAACAAAGTGGCTAACTTTAATGTGGCAGTACGACAGAATCGACCTGATAATAACGGGGAATACGGTACTGACTGGTTTAGATGCTCAGTATGGGGAACGAGAGCTAGTACGGTAGAAAAATTCTACAAAAAGGGTAGCCATGTAGTAGTAACTGGGAGTTTATCAATTAATGAATATAACGGTAAAACACAGCTTCAAATTGACGTTTCAGACTTCGACTTACCAGATAACCGCAATGCAAACAATACTAATTCAACAAAGAGGAATGTCAATAATTCATTTAACAATGGTGGACAATCAATCGATATTTCAGATGATGATTTACCATTCTAAATTTAAAGGGATATCTATAGAAAAAGGGTGATTGTTAGTGAAAGGAGCATTTCAAACAAGTAGAGAAATATTTGAGAATCCAATTTGGACCGATGTTATCAAATTCAGAATATTCTTTTACATTTATGGCAATGCTGTTTTTGCTAAAGAAGGCACGCGAGTTGGAGATATCCATTTGAAGCGAGGGCAGTATTTAAGGTCATACAGAAATCTACAAAATGATCTGGCTTACATTGAAAAAAGACATCAAAAAGTTTATTCATTGCACACTATAAAAAGCAAAATTGAAAATTTGGTGAAAGAAAAACGAATAGAAATTGAGAATACCGATTACGGAACACTGTTTACAGTGCTGAATTATGAGGAATACCAAGGGTTTGAACGTTATACAAATCAGTCGACTGCAACAGATACTGCAACAGATACTGCAACAGCAAGTGAACAGCAACGGAACAATAATAAGAATGTTAATAAAGATAAGAATAAAGATTCTTTGTCGCCCAAGAACGACCAGAAAGAAAAAGTTGATTATGGGAAGTTTATTGAATGGTTCAATCAGAAGTCTGGTAAGAGATTTAAAAACGTTGAATCCAATCGAAAAATCATAAGAGCAAGAATCAATGAAGGATATTCCAAATCTGAATTGGCTAAAGTTGTTGAGTTCAAAAGCAAACAATGGAAAGACGATCCAAAGATGAATCCATACCTAAGAATTACAACGATATTTGCACCAAGTCATTTTGGTAATTATCTTAACGAAGCGAATGAATATTCGAAGAGTAGCAACATTCCAACTACAACTACTAGCGATGGTCAACGTCAAGGTAAGACAACAGAAGAAATTGAAGCGGAACGTAAAAGGCATGAAGAGGAAGTAACAAGAAGAGCAGAGGAGAGACTGAATAATGAACACAGAGATTGAAAAAGAAGTGATCGGGATTTTGCTGAACCACCCAGAGAAACTATCTGGAATCCAGCTGGAATCAGATTGGTTCGGCTATCCCGAATATCAAACCCTATTCGAAGCCATGCACCAATCCGTCAGCCACGATCTGTTCGATGTGTACGGAAAATATAATCAACTATCTAAGCAGCCCATGGCTTTCAACATTGTCAAAGACATCAGAAATGAATCGCCGATGGTTAGTTTACTCAATAACGATATCCAATTAATCCGTAAAGCAGCGTACACACGTCAATTGAATATTGCGATTGACAAATATCAGACGAATCCATTTAGCGAAAATGAGCAGGCTTTGCGGGAAGTACTAGCCAAAAATGCATCGGTTGAAACGATTGATGATGGGTTACTGGATGAAGCAGTGGAAGAGTTGAAAGATTCGTTGACACATGCTCGACCACGAGGCGTGAAGACGTTTAACAAATTAGATACGGCGCTCGGTGGTGGAATGTACGGATCCATGTTGTTCACGATTGGAGCACGTCCATCAACTGGTAAGACGGCATTCTCGGTAAATCTGGCGTACGAAGCATTAATGAATGACAAAGAAGTTGAAATAGATTTCTTTACGCTCGAAATGAACAAGCAAGAAATGCTCAATCGTTTTATCTCCAGAATGACTGGTGTTTCAAGCAGTACTCTACGTTCAAAAGCTAACGAACTGAACGATATTCTGAAAACTCTAATCGATCAAGCTACAAGCCAGTTATTGGCGTCTAAATTGCGTGTGTACGACGGTTTAGAGACTCTCGGTGAAATTGTCCAGACGATACGCAAAAACGCTGCTAAGGCGAAGCAGGGTAAGTATATTGCGATCATTGATTACATTGGACTGGTTAAGGTACCAAACGTGAAAGATCGGTATATCGAAGTCGGAGAAGTCACTAGAGAGCTTAAACGACTAACGAACGAGTTTAATATCCCAATAGTGGCGTTGTCTCAATTGTCACGAGGTATTGAAAATCGGCAAGATAAGACACCGTTACTATCTGATCTAAGAGAATCAGGAAGCATTGAACAAGATTCAAACGTAGTGGCATTTCTACACCGTCCACAAGGGATAAAAAGTGAACGGGTAGTACAACTATCGATTCGAAAGAATCGTGAAGGTGAGTTGGCGGATATTGACTTTACATTTATCGGTGAAGAAATGTTGTTTCTGGAATATGAGCCCAAAGAGGTGAAAAACTAACTATGGCATACATGGATTACTACGAGTATCAAGCCATTATGAAAGAAAACGGATATGTTGAATCAGAAGCTGTGAAGATATTTTTAAAACGAGCAGCAGCGTTTAATAATCGTAAAAAAATATTTATGAAACAAGAATTATCTGACCGCAATAATGGCGTGCTACTGGAGTATATCCATAAAACTGAACTGCAGAGACAGAAAGCAGTCTGGGACGCCATAGATTGTGCAGAAATTGAAAAACGCCAAGGATTTTATTTCATTGAACGAAGCGGCGGAGACAAATTTATGGCTGTCATGATAACTCAATATGAGGGCGATTTAAGCCGCATGACGGCAATTGAAAAAGCTACGTATAAATACTTTGAATTGATTGATGAAATGCGAAAACGAGCAGAGAAAGGACAATTAGCGAATTGATAAGAATAGAAGTGGCAGGCGAGCCAGTTCCACAAGGTAGACCACGATTTAGTGGTCGTGGTGGATTTGTTAGAAGTTATGACCCACCAAAATCAAAAGAATATAAAAAGCACGTAAAAGAAGAAGTTCAGCAACAGTATCATGGCAAGCCTTTAGAGGGTCAGTTGTTAGTTGAATTAAGTGTGTATCGACCGATTCAAAAGAGTATCTCAAAAAAAGAACGTGATATGCGCCTCTTAGGGTTCCATAGACCGATTGTAAAAGGCGATATAGATAATTACTTTAAAGCAGTGACGGACGCTTGTACGGGGCTGTTATGGGTTGATGATGCACAGATAGTAAGCACGAAAACGAATAAATATTATTCAGAAAATCCACACGTAGAAATGTTGGTGATTCCGTATGAATTTGAATAGTCATGATGAAAGAGTTCTGGCTAATTACTTACTGGAAAAGCTTGACGAAAATAACGATATTTTTTCAGTGATTTCAGTAATGAGTAGAAAGATGTACGAATTAAGACGAGATAGATTAGACGTCTATAACGCTTATCGGAAATTAAGTAGGGAAGAACACAATCACGTGGTAGCAGAAATATTATTACCATTTTAGGAGGAATTAAGAATGAAAAATAACAGTTTTGTATTTAACGCAAACATGAAAAAGGTAACTTTGGATAAGAATGGAGCGCAAGTTTTATTGACTGTAGAAGATACAGATTTCCTTGAGGTGGCTACTCAATTATCTAATACAGCTGGATATGATGTGATTGTCAAAGTTACACCAGCTCAGACTGAACTAGATACAGAACCACAAGAAGCCGAAGGACAAACGGAGATGTTTAAGCAAGAGTGAGGTTAATAATCCTATGAAAAAACGTACAGAAATGACAGCAGAGGATATCATCCGTGAATTGTATGGCAATGATTACACTTTGCAAGAATTAGATCGGATTAAAGAAGCACTTGAAGAACAGTATCAAGAATGGCGTAAACGTAATTTTAACTAGGAGGAACGAAAAGAATGTACGTAATCGAGAACACAGCCAACGGAAGATATTACCGAAAGCTAGGAGTGGAAGCACATCAGTACACCGATATTAGATACGCTACTCCTTTTAGTAAGTGGAAAAAGGCAAAACAAAAAGCAGATATTTTACACGCTGCGATTAGTCCAATTGGCGAACAAATTAATTTTGAGGTCAAGCAGCACAAGTTTTACGTATTAAAGAATCAAAATGATAAAGGCTACATGAATCAAGTTTCGTGGACTGCACCGAAAGAGGAAGCTAAACTGTTTGCTACTGAAGAAGACGCTAAGCGGGAAGCAAAAGATTTAGCTACCGCTATGGCAAGAGTTGGTGTTGAACTTAGTTTTAAAGTAGAGGAAATCTAAAACAACAGTTGAATAAAATATTAAGAGCGGAGAAAAACAAACGATGTTTAGATTAATTGGAAATGTATCAAAGAAAGTATATTACGAATCAGAAAATGATTCCGATTTGAATAAGTGGCGATTAGATAACTTTCTCAATGATTCTCAAGCAGATGGACATCTAGTCAGCCAATATGACGCACCTGAAGCCATGGTTATTGTAAAAGTTAAGGCTAACAAATCACGTAGGGAATACCTAAATGATTTACTGGATCAAGGCAAGTTTGAAGAATACCGAAGAATAACTATGGAAAATTATAGCCGTGATATTGAAGTTTATGGTCGTGGTAAAGATAAACCAAAACTTATTAAGCGCCGTAAAATGGTTGAAAAGCTGTTCAGACAAGGAATTACCAATACCGCTGAAATTGCAAGCAGAGTACATATTGCCAGAAGTACGGTGAATTTTGACCTTAGGGCATTGCGCAAAACTTATCCCGAACTAAAACAAAAAAGAGCTAGATCATAGGAGGAAGACAAATGATTGTAATTATCAACGAGGATTATCAAGTAAAGGTAGATAACTATGCTAACTACACCTTGCTCAAGGCTGTAAGAGACGAATCTGGAGCGATTAAGATTGGCAAGGATAAATTAATAGAGCAAAAGACAATCGGCTACTATTCCAACATGAGGCAAGCTCTGACGGCTTGTATTCATCTAATGTTGGAAGATAAGTACGATGTGATGGAATTGACACAGTATCTTGATGAGTTGGAACGACTAGAAGCTAAGTTTCGTCCAGTATTAAAACGGTTCAGAGAGGAAGATTAATATGTTCTATTTATGGTATTTTTCGATTGTAGTATGGATGATTCCATCGCTATTAATCGGTTATGGAACACACAGCTTTATGATCGGAATGTGTTTTTTTATGACAGTAGCCATTTGGCAAACGTGGATGAGTGTAATTGTTTATTTAATTAAGGAGGGCGACTAGATGACTAAAGATGAATATGTAAAAAAACTAAAAAAATATTACGACGACAATAAATTAAAACAAACTGATAGTTATGGGAAAGGTTATACCTATGGCCTTGCTGAAGCACTTGTTTATGCAATTGGTTTAGCAGGAAAGTTAGATGAATCACAGAAAGCAGTTATTCCACAGTTTGTGGCTGATTGGATTGAAGAAGCGAAAGAATATTATGAAGATGAAGTAGACCCATTGAGAATTATTTTTTGGATAGGCGACTATATTAGTAGTGCAGAACCCCATTATGAATGGCTGAAAAATATAGACAATCAAAAACTATTATTCAATGCAATCGCTAATGGATATGAGGTTGAGAAAGAGCCTGAACTCCACGTTAAGTTAAAAGGACTTATTATTGGCTCGGCCTATTTAAATTATAATATTCCGTTTAAAACATTTTCTACAAATAGCTTATCCTCACCAAAACATATGAACACCGAATTTACCAAGTCATGGTTAGCTAAAAATTGGCCCGAATACGAAGCGTACAACAATGCTGGACTACTTGAGTTTGAGGAGGTAGAAAACTGATGAACAAAAATAAATGTAAACATTGTTATGAACCTTTTAATGATATTACGAAAAATATATACGGCGGATATGGAGACAAATGCAAAGTGGTAGCTAAAGGAGTTATTGTTTCGGGCTACGATATCGAACACAGAAATATTAATTATTGTCCGGCATGTGGACGTAAATTGGAAGTAGAAGATGAGTAAACCTCAACTGAAAAAGGAACAACAAGATAATAACGAATTTATTTTTAAACATAAAGGCAGAGTTGTTCCGCCACCAAATACAAAAATAGAAGATGTTGGTGAAGTGATTTTTTGCCGTGATATTATGACAGCGTTTGTGATTATTCATAAACATAAATAAAGTAGCAGAGAATCAGCAGAAAAATGTGATGAAGGATTTAAGTTAGAAAAAAGAATATCGTTGATATAGAGGCTTTTATAGCAGGTATGGTATTTGCTTGGAAAATAAAATCGGCAGAAAATCTGCAGAAAGCCAGCAGAAAAAATGGAGGACGAACAATGTTAAAAGAATATCGTAAAACAGCAACAATTAAGGCTGAACAATTTAATCCAGATGAGTATGTTCCAGAATATGTATTCAATAATCTTGAAAGAGTTCCGTGGACAACATCTGAAAAACTTGAAAATATGCTGAGTATATTAAAAACTGGTGAACCTAAACCAGATTGGAGAATTAAAACAATCGAAGGTGATATGAAGATTAATCCGGGTGATTGGATTGCTACAGGTGTCAATGGTGAACATTGGGCCATTGCTGATGAAATCTTCAAGAAGACTTATGAAGAGGTGGAATAATGAAAAAAATTAAATTTATTAATTTAGAAACAAAAGAAGAGGAAACAGAATTTGGAACGTGCGAACTATGTTTTAGTACAGGAACAGTTGATAACCCCGTTCTAACCTTCAAGGTTGTTAAAGAAGATGGATCAGAAGAGAATCTTTCAATCAATGGCTATGAGTGGGATTGGGGTGATTACAATGAAATTGACATTACAAACCTCGTTGACTTCGCAGCTTTCTTAGCTCCGTTAGAATTTGATGATTCAGTTGAATTTAATAAAGACTGGTTGTGGAATATCTCTAGATGCTACAACACTTTGTATGATATCCAACACCCTTATGCGGAGGAGGACTAAACATGAAAGATAAAGCAATTGAAGCATTAATCAATACTCTAAATGACGGAGCTAAGAACATTCCAAAAATTACGGAAACGATGATTCGCCAATACCAACAAGCACAATTGTTTTATGGAATTGCTAGTTTTGCCATAGCTATCTTCTTAGTTATTTTAATTAGATGGGTGTGGATGAAAGTGTTTGAAAAGTATAAGCAATATAAACAGGTTAAAGAAAAAAAGCCGAATCCGTTTTCAACAAGAACAAATTTTTCAAGTTTTGTCCATGCTAATGATTTAGAAATTCAAATTTTAATCCTAAGTATAGGTACATTGATAGTAGGTGTAATAGCAATATCATTATTAGTCGGTGGATGTGATAACATCGGGAACTATATTAGTCCAATTAACGGATTGATTAACGATCTAACTAATAAATAAGAAGGTATCGATAGAATGACAGTATATGTACTTTGGTGGCAAAAATACGATGTTAGTTAAGGGGTGGAAGCATGATATTTCAAATAATAGTGGTAATTTTATTAGCACTTATTTTGATTAGTATTAGGAATGCTGTTCGAAGCATCAACATGGTAGTTGAACATTTACGAATTCACGATGTAATAACCCTAGATGAAAATGAACAAAAGCGAATGGGTAATTTGTATAAGGATTTGTACAAATAAAAAAGCCACAGCCTCCGCTATGACAGTATTATATACAAATATTATTATACTACGGGAGCTGAGGGCGTGTCATTATTACCAGAATTAGATGAAGTTAAGACCATAGAAAAAGTTAAATGTTTTTTTGAAAAAGAATTCCCAACATTGCAGAACATGGCACATACTGCATTTGTCGATATTAAATCGCCAGTAATTAGTGGCATGCCAGTATCCCATAGTGCTGATAATGGGGCGGAAACTAAAGTCACTTTACATGCTTATGCCAAAGATATTTTAGGTAAAGTGATTAAGGCATGTGGTGGTTTAGATAGCAAACATCGACAAATACTAGAAATGAAATACTTTAAAAAATTAACCTGGTATGAAATTGGAGAATTAACTGGCTATGGACGTAGTCGAGGCAGTGAGATACTTAATGAAGCTTTTCTACAATTTGCATGGGCATTTGCTGATATAGATGACTTTAGAGTCTTTAAATTCGGACAAAGAGACGACACACGTCGGACACAAGTAAGGTTATATTAGTATTATCGAAAGATTAGTAAATAGTTGCCGGCCAAGCTAAGCGGTTTTTTAATCTTTCAAGTAAGGCAAATGGTTAACAAGCACGATTCTTTTCGACAAATAAATTATTAGGAGACGTGTAGCTTGTTGCAAGGTTCGATTCCTTGCTGTCTTATTTACCTAAAAATAAGGGGTGTTAATATGAATTTTGGAAAAGCTATCGAAAAGTTAAAGCAAGGATATAAAGTTAAACGTGCAGGTTGGAATGGTAAAGGCATTTTTATTGCTTTGAAGAAAGCCAGTAAAGATGAAGCGATGACTCACGATTACATTTACATCGATACTACAGGGCTACAAACAACAAATTCAGATGCACCTTTGGATCGCGTTCCTTGGCTTGCTAGTCAAACAGACATGCTATCCGAAGATTGGGAACTCGTTTAATAATAAATAAATGCAAAAGAGATGTGGCGGAATAAGGTAGACGCTATGGTTGATAAGACAAAAGGTTTGGTAGAAGATTGCGGGAATGGCGGAACGGAAACAACTGAGAAGCAATCAGCCTACAAAAACAGTGATGAAGATTCAGCTAAGAGGTTACTCATTTTGATTGGGCATACTCGTTCCTAAATCACTGACAACAAGTCATGTAAGGTGCAAATCCTTACCATCTTATTTTTTAAATTAAATTTCAAAATGTTTTGTTTTTTACGGATTTTTAAAAAATAACCTTTATAATTAAATTATAAAATATAGGAGGTAGATAAAATGAGTGAAGTTAAACTTACAAGATTTGAAAGAACATCATTAATTAATCAATTTAGAATTATGAAAGCATTGAATATTAGTGACGATTATGGTGATAAAGAAATTTTCGATAAGAATATAAAGATTTTACATAACGGATTCGAATACTACTATGATGAGGTTATTTTAGATGCTGGTGGTAGTGTAAGTGTAGAGGTTACGAAAGAAGTCATTGACATTCTAGATGCTTATGATTTTTGTGCAGCTGTTTACACAGAAGGTTCTATTAAGTTAGACCAGGACCTAGTAAATGAGTTAACAGAGTTTGGATTTGATTTAAATGATAGCGATCACATTAGCTACTACAGTATTGCCAACTGGTTACTTAATGATAATAGGTTTACTAATCTTGGTGAATTAATGCGTAAGGATATGAACGGAATTGATATTAACGACCATGGGTTTAGTAGAAATATTAATGAAAAACTGAATGTTGCAAATCGTTATAAAGATTTTATTCGTGGATCAGATTCTAGTTTTAAAGACGCTACTGTGGATGATATCAGATACATTCTAACTGGAGTTAACAAGATAACTGAATAATTAATTTAACTATTTAAGCCACTCAATTAATACGTTGTGTGGCTTTTTATTGTCCATTAAAGGAGGTGTGGTGATATGCAATGGTAGACAAAACTAGACAAAGCAAAGTGTTTGAATCATTAGACGAAAGGCATAGAAAAGCCGTTATATTGCTATTTGAAGATGAACTAACTGACGAACAAATCGCAAATTCTGTCAACCGATCCAGAGCAACACTAAGTAAGTGGAAGAAAGATCCGCTATTCCAGCAAGCACAACAAGAATATCGCAGAATTGCGCTTGATTCTTATGTGCCGGATGCAATCAAACATCTCAATGAATTAGCGTTGAATTCTAAATCGGATATGGTCCAGTTACAAGCCACACAGACAATCCTTAATATGGCAGGGTATGGGACTGCTAATAGCAATGTTGAATTGGATAAAGCTAAAGTTCGCAAAGCTAATGCAGAAGCTGATATAGCAGAAGCACGAGCTAAGGAATTTGAACCAGAATCTAGTGTAGATGATAACGATGGATTTATTAGCGCTTTGAAGAACAGTGCTAAAAATGTATGGAGTGATGATAATGAAGCTTAAGACCAACGTGTTCCATTTCACGCCCTTCTCCAAAAAACAATTGCAAGTGTTGACCTGGTGGGTTAATCCAAGCACCAAGGATAGCGAAGCCATAATTTGTGATGGTTCGGTTCGTGCGGGCAAAACGGTTATTATGTCATTGTCGTACGTCATGTGGGCAATGCACACGTTTAACGGGCAACAGTTAGGCATGGCGGGTAAAACCATCGGATCGTTTAGACGTAACGTATTACGTCCGTTGAAACAGATGTTAGCAGGTAGAGGGTATAAAGTAATCGACCACCGTACTGATAACATGTTTGAGGTTGTAAAGAACGGCAAAGCCAACTATTTCTTTATTTTTGGTGGTAAAGATGAAGCTAGTCAAGATTTAGTTCAAGGGTTAACTGCAGCAGGATTCTTTTTTGATGAAGTTGCATTAATGCCACAATCATTCGTTAATCAAGCGACGGCTCGTGTGTCTGTTTCTGGTGGTAAGTATTGGTTCAATATGAACCCCGAGGGACCGTATCATTGGTTTAAATTGAATTGGATTGATGACCTTAAGGGCAAACGGGCGTTACGTATTCATTTTCGGATGGAAGACAACCCCTCACTTAGCGAAGATGTTATCGGCCGTTACAAGCGTAACTATTCAGGTGTGTTCTATCAGCGCTATATTTTGGGCTTGTGGGTCATGTCAGAAGGAGTTATATACGATAACTTCAATAGAGAAACAATGGTCGTTAGCGAGCCACCAGGGCGCTGTACGAAGTATTACGTGTCAGTCGATTATGGAACTCAAAACCCTACAGTATTTCTATTGTGGGGTTTTTATAATGGCGTATGGTATTGCTTAAAAGAGTATTACTATGATGGACGACACAGCGCACGTCAGAAAACAGATGATCAGTATGCGAATGATTTAGATGAGTTTGTTGGCAATATTAACGCCAGAATAATTATCGATCCGTCCGCTGCTTCTTTTATTGCAGTGTTGCGTAACAGGCACTACCGCATTATCAGAGCTGACAACGACGTGCTTAATGGGATTCGTGAGACACAATCAGCAATGAACAACGGATTAATTAAGTTCACTGATAACCTACCTAATTTATTTAAAGAGTTAGCGTCGTACATTTGGGACGATAAAGCATCTAGCAACGGTGAGGACAAGGTTATTAAGGAACATGACCATGCTATGGATTCAATGCGTTACTTTGTCTACATGGTACTAAGACACAATAACAAAGCTAAAGTTATCAAAAATAAATACTTTTAAAGGGGTGATGATAATCGATATTACAGTTATGGGAAAAGGCTCAATTATTAATGGAACAACGTTTGTATTCCCAAAGGATGCAGATTTAACAGCTGATGAGATTAGGAGCTTTATTTCTGCAAACGATGAATTTGCCAAGGAATACGATAAAAAGTGGCAAATGTATATTGGAAACCATGCGATCCTCCATAAGAATGCAAAGGACCACGGGCCAGATAATAAATTAGTTAACAATTTGGCGCATTACATTGTGGAGACGTTTAACGGTTACTTCATGGGTATTCCACCTAAAATCACGTTAGATGATGACACCGACAATGAGAAGCTTCAACAATGGAATGATACTAATTCATTCCAAGATAAATTGAATGAGATTAGCAAGCAAGCGGATGTCTACGGACGTTCGATTGCTTTTTTATTTCAAAATGAAAATAGTGAGACAGGCGTAGCTTATAGTTCACCGATGAATTCATTCATTATTTATGATGATAGTGTCCTTCATGAACCGTTAGCATTTGTTAGATATACACGAGACAAGAACAACATTTTATCTGGTCAGGTATATACAGATAACGAGTGGTATTCATTTGATGATAGTGCTAATAGAGCTGGCGAAGTTAATGCTAATCAATTCGGACAAGTACCAGCAGTAGAGTTCTTTGATAATGAAGAGCGACAAGGTGTGTTTGAGAATGCTATGACCTTGATTGATGCGCTTAACAACGTAGTAAGTCAAAAAGCTAATCAAGTCGAGTATTTCGATAATGGATATCTATCCATGCTAGGGCTTAATTTAGATGAAGATAACGATGGCAAGCCTGAATTGAATCTTGATGGAAACCAGATCATCTATTCACCCGATGCAGATGCCACTAATGCAAAGGTAGAATTTTTAGCTAAGCCAGATGGCGATAACATGCAAGAACATTTGACTGACCGATTGATCAATACAATCTATCAAGTTTGTATGGTTGCTAATCTAAATGATGAATCATTCAGTGGAAACAGTTCTGGCGTGGCTCTTCAATACAAGTTATTGCCTATGAAGAACATGGCAGCTAACAAGGAACGCAAGTTTACTCAAGCGTTGCGAAAGCTTTACAAGATTGCTTTTGGTGTTGAGACTATTCTGGACACGACTAAAACGGAAGCATGGCAAGACTTGAAGTTTCAGTTCACTCGCAACCTCCCAGTTAACTTAGCAGACGAAGCCTCAACAGCTAAGGATCTTGTTGGTTTAGTTAGCCAAGAAACACTGTTGTCTACATTGTCATTTGTGGACGATGCTAAGAACGAGATTAAACGCATGAAAGAGGAGCAAAAGGAACAAATTAAAAGTTCACTTGAAGCCACTGACAACCTAACTGACCAACAGAAAGCTGGTGTAGGCAATGGTAAAGCGGAAGAATAGTGATGATTATTGGAAACAACGTGAAGCCGATGAACGGAAGTGGATTGAATCTAATATCAAGAGCGGCAAAGACTTTGATAGATTAATTCAAGAGCATTATGACACTTTGCTACAGAGTATTAATAAAGATATTAGTGATCAATACACTCACTATGCTAAACGTGAAGGTTACACTCTTGCAGAAGCTCGCAAGAAAGTATCGGAAGAAGATGTTAAGGCATTCTCAAATGAAGCTAAGAGGCTTGTAGCTAAAGCTAGGACGATTTACAAAAAGAAAGGCAAAGTAGAGTATGCAGACTTTTCAGACGAAGTTAACACCCGATTAAGACTGTATAACGCTACTATGCGTATCAATCGTCTTGAGATGTTAAAGGCTCAAATCGGACTAGAAATGATAGATAACAATATGGATATCTATAGCGCTGTAGCCGATCATTTAAACGATAAATACATTAACGAGTTGGAACGGCAAGCTGGTATATTAGCAGATTCAGCAAGCAACGTTAAAGCAGCAGTTACCGCTAGTATCGTTATGGCAACAACTGGTAATGCTAATTTTAGTGAAAGATTGTGGGCTAATAGCGATGTGTTCAAAGCGAGACTTGACCAATTACTAACTAAACAAATGGTACAAGGCTTGAATCCGACAGTAATTGCACGTGATTTAAAGCCTTATCTCAAAGACGAGGTAAAGAATGCTAGGTATGTTACTGAACGATTAGCACGAACAGAAACGTCAAGAGTGCAAGCACAAGCACAACTGAACAGCTTTAGAAAGTATGGATATAAATATGCTAAATGGATTGCTGAACCATCAGCTTGTAAGGTGTGTGCTTCTATAGCAACAACAAACGATGGAATTTATACAGTAAATGATGTTCCAACGCAACCGGTACATCCAAACTGTATGTGTAGTATTTCAGCATGGTATGACGAGGAGGAATAAGTATGGAGCTACCCATTGATAACGAAACATTAATTGGTGCCTTAGAAGAAATTGTAAATAATTTAAAGAAACGCAATAAAGATGTTGAACATATTAAGATTGCTAGTGAACGTGGTGACGGAAAGACACATGTATTAATCGACTTAACGTTTCAAGCCAAAAATGATTTTAAAAATTTCACTCTTGAAACAGGTCAAACAATAGAAATTGAAATCTAGTATGCAGTAATGCATGCTATTTTTTATGCTCTTTTTCCTGATTGCAGAGCTAAAAGAACAACTGAGCAGCCTCCCAAGGCTTTAAATGCGAGCAAAGGAGTATTTAATTATGGAACTAAAAAATGTTTTACCAATGAATCTACAGTTTTTCGCAGAAGAACCAGCCAATCCAGATACAGAACCAACTGATCCAATTGACACTCCAGCCGGCGGAGATGGAGAAGAAGGCAAGGACGGCGCTGGTAAAGAAAGCAAAGTTGATGAAACTGTTGAAAAATTGCAGAAACGTTTGCATTCAGAAACGGCTAACAAACACTCGTTAGAAGAACAGGTTGCTGATTTGCAGAAACAACTTGATGAACAAAAGAAAAAGCCTGACAAGTCCGTTAAGTCGTTATCTGATGATGAAAAGAAACAGAAAGAATTTGAAGCACTCAACAAGAAGAACGAAGAACTTGAAGCCAAATTAAAACGTAATGAGGTTCTTTCTCAAACTCGTTCAGTTCTCCAAGAAGATAACATCAACGTTGATGACAGTATTCTTAATTTAATCGTTACAGATGATGATGATAAAACTTACGAGAATATCGTAGCTATCAAATCATTGATTGCTAAAACGACTAAATCAGCACGCAAGGGGTACTTAAAAGGCTCAACACCTAAAGATACAGGTACACAAGTTGCGGATGCTTTTACAGCTAAATTAAATAAATATAAATAAAGGAGGGCATATCTATGCCAGCAACAAATAACAACCAAGCAGTACGCACATTCCAACCTCAATTTAAGGAATTACTACAAGCCGTATATCAAAAACAAGCTTACTTCCGTGATTTCTTCGGTGGTTCAATTCAAGCAGAAGATGGCGTTTCTAATAACGCCAAAGCGTTCTCACTTAAAACTAGTGACATTCCAATGGTTATCACTAAAGGAACGGTAGATAGTGATGAAAACCGTGCATATAAAACAGATGCAAATACAGCATTTGGGACTGGTACAGGAAATTCAACACGTTTTGGACCTCGTAAGGAAATTATTTACACAGATACAGATGTTAATTATTCGTGGGATTGGGTATTTCACGAAGGTATCGACCGCGCAACTGTTAATAATGGTTTTGAGGATGCAGCAGCTGATCGTTTAGAATTACAAGCGCAAGCTAAGACCCAAATGTTCGATGACCAAGGCGGTACTTTTATTAGTAAAATCGCTGGTAAAACTGAAAACATTACTGAAATTACTAACGATAGTGTATTGGCTTTGTTCAATAAACTTTCATCAATTTACGTCAACCTTCAAACTATCGGAGAAAAGAAAGCGTGGGTTAATGCAGAACTCTACAACGCAATCATTGACCATCCTTTGACTACATCATCAAAGAGTTCATCAGCTAATATTGATGAAAACAACATTCTTCATTTCAAAGGATTTGAAATTCAAGAAACGCCGGATGCCAAGTTCCAAGAAGGCGAAATTGCCTACACATCAATCAAGAACATTGCTCGTCAATTTACTGGTATCAACACAGCTCGTACGATTGAATCAGAAGATTTTGATGGTGTAGCACTTCAAGGAGCTGGTAAAGCTGGTGAATTCATTCTTGAAGACAACAAAGCAGCAGTTGTTAAGGTGACATTAAAAAAAGCGTAAACCCACCAGCTAGCGGGATAACTGCTAGTCAAAAAACGTTGTCCGAGAAGGTGGGGGACGCTAAGGATATCACTATTGCAGCTGATCCAGTTGATGCAAGTGATGCTACAGATGTTGTTAAGGCGACGACTGCTACATCAAGCGATGAAACGGTAGCAACGGTTACTAAGAAGAGTGATGGAACGTTCACAGTTACTGGCGTTAAAGCTGGTACAGCAACTATTACATTCACAAGCGGAGACTTAGCAGTAACTTTAGCAGTAACGATTACAGAAACCTCTTAGGAGGTGACTAGATGGCTGAAACAGAAGATTTGAAGAACCTTAAAGTGTTGTTGGCAATGGAAGATGATAACAGTAGGGACACTCTACTGAATTTAATCATCAAAAACACCGAAGCATCACTTAAGATTAAACTTCATCGAAAAGCTAAGGACGATGTGCCAGCAGAGCTTAATTACATTTTGCTAGAAGTGGCTGTACGACGTTTCAATCGATTTAAGAATGAAGGTATGACCAATTATTCGCAAGAAGGCGAAACATTCACTTTCAAAGATAGTGATTTCGATGACTTTCTGGATGATATTGCCGATTGGCTAGCTGATGAAGAGGATAAGCCTACATCACTGGGCAAAGTTAGCTTCATTTCTGGATATTCTGGGAGGTAATCTTATGAGATTTACAGACAAAGTTCAGTTCTACGAATCAAACGACCACTACGACTCAGATAATCCAGATGGCGATCCAACTCCAGTAGGTGAACCGGTAATTGCGAATGTAACTCACTTAGGTGTTAATCGTTCAATGCAGTTGTTCGGTAATCTGAACACGGATAGGCTCGTTGTGCGTCTGATACAGCCGTTTGATGAGGATTGGGGAATGCTTAGGGTAAACAATAATGAAACTTATTATTCGCTCGAAACTGGAGTATATCCGCTTAAAATTGATGGTTATATTGTGGGGGAAACACAAAATGAGTAATTATAATTTTTCGATTAAAGGACAAGATGTTCTGCTTAGAAAGCTTAAACGGAATATGCAAAAAGAAGCAGTCAAGAAAATCGTTAAAGAACATACGGCTAATATGCAAATTGAAGCTCAAAAACTAGCACCGGTTGATACAGGAAACCTTAAGCGTTCTATCCGTTTAGAATTGCTAAAAGGTGGAATGGCCGGAGCAGTTATTTCGCCAGCTGATTATTCTGGATATCAGGAATTTGGCACTCGTTTTATGGCAGCACAGCCATATATGGGCCCGGCATGGAGAAAGGAACGTCCAATTTTCATCAGTGAACTTTGGGCGTTAGTAAAGTAGGTGGTACTAATCAGAAAATCACCGATGCAGGATGTGTATGATTACTATTTTCGATTGTCAAAAAAATCAGGATATAACACATACGATTATTTACCACCGCAAAGCGAGAAGGTTAAATATCCTTTTGTTTATATTGGAAATTTGGAAGAAATTCCCAGCCAAACCAAAACAAATTTAACTGGCTCAGTTGTTTTAAATATTGATTGTTGGGGTACGCCTAAACAGCGTTTAATCATTTCAGAAATGGTTGAGCGTTTTTTTTATGCCTCAATCGGACGAGTAAACACTGAAAACTATCATTTTTACGGCAATGCACAACAGCAGTCAAAGCGAATGCAACTAGATACTAGCGTACCTAACTCAACACTAATGCGAGGAATGGTAACAATCGAATTACAAATATTATAAGGAGTGAAAATATGGCAACAGAAGTTATCCAAGGTAACAACTTAAAAGTATTTTATAGATTAAAGAAGTGGGCCAAAGAACGTCCAGCAGAATTGGTGCCTTATCAAACTTCGGCAAAATTAACGTTTAAGCGGGATTCGGATTCCACGAAAACTAAGGATGGTAATGTAGCGACTAGTGCCAGTCTTGAACCTGAATTAGAAGTAGAATTTATCAATAATAGTTCGATAGCAGCCGATGAATTCTACCAGAGTGTACTGAACAATGAGGAGGGGGAAGCATGGTTAGTTGATATTGATCGTCTCAATAAAGCTGGTAAAAATTTTGCTTGGTACATGCAAGTTACCGTTTCTGAAGATGAAACCGAAGCTAAAACTGGTGATGCCTCTGAACGCTCTATTACATTTGCTGTCAGTGGACAACCCAAACGGGGCTGGTTAGCTCTTACTCAAGATCAGCAAGACCAGGTAGATTATATTTTCCGTGGTACAGATAAAGTTGTCATGGCTGATGATGGCACCGAAGAAAACGGTGGAACTGCTTGGGAAGATGGAGATGAGGGTACATATGTACCTAAAGACGACTCGTCAAAATAGACAGCCCCGTAGGTATCAATGTAAAACCTACGAATAATGGGGCACTTATAAATTCTAATTAAAAGGAGAATGCATTATGGCAGATCGTACGAAACAACATTTAGTAATTTACAAAGGTGCAACCAAAGCCTTTGAAGGCGAAGTTGGTGAAAAAACAGTAGCTATTACAGGACTTGATGCCGGAACGATTGTTGCAGAAGGTGATTATCAAATTGCTTGGAGTGACGGTACTAACGAATCGGAGAAAGTAGATGTTCCAGCATTCACAGTTAATGCTTCTGCAGTTGATCCAGAAGTTGCAACCAATGTTACAACTACACCGACAGCTGATGGGGCAAACGTTACAGCTGAATAAACAAATTTAGTCGCCTTTGAAATGCACAATACCATAAGGGGCGGCATTTGTAGGAGCGTTAATAATGTTTTTTCAAATTAGTATATCAATATTATTAATTAATGCTTTTTTTAAACAAAAATTAAGGAGTAAACATAATATGAAAATTACAATTGCCGGAAAAGAACAAGAATTGAATTTTGGAGTTAGATTTGTACGAGAATTAGATAAGGTAGCTGGTATGGAAGCTGGCGGTATGTCATTAGGTATGGGACTAACAAAGTCTTTACCAGCCCTAAATGCGTATGATCCTGCAGTTCTTTCAGATGTAATCTATAGTGCAACCTTTAGAAACTCACCACGAGTTGGTCGTAATGATGTTGATGATTATTTAGATGGTCTAACCAGCGTTAAGGAATTTGAAAAACTATTCGATGATGTTTCCAAAGAAGTGAAGAAAGCAAATGTTCTTAAAGTGGCATTAAAAAACATGCAAGCCTAGATGATGAAAAAGAAATTAAGCAGACAAGTGAACAAGCTTATCAGGAAATATTGCTTAATTGTCTAGCATATCTAGGCTTTCATTCAATCGAAGAAATCGAAACAATGCCGTTCTCAGAATATTATTTACGGCTAGAAGCTTATTACATGCAAAAGTCTGAACAACGCCAAAATTTAGCTCTTCAAGCCTTTTTTAATCAGATGGTACAAGCAACTACGGGTAGCGATAAGAACCCCAAACCTAAGTACAAAAATCTTGATGATATGTATAATCTCGATGATGAAAAAGCTAATATCAGACATGTTTTCGAAGGATTACCAGTTAAGGAAAAGAAAGCAGATATTAACGAATTAACAGCTAGTCGTTGGGATGAATGGAAAAAAATACAAAAGGGAAGGAGGAAGAGAAATGGGCGAAACGTATAGTGTTACAGCAATGTTAAGCGCAGTTGATAAAAATTTTAGTTCGGTTATGCAAAAAGCAGCAAGCCAGACTGCTTCGTTTTCCGAAAAAGTCAAAGCAACAACTAGCGGTGTGGGTAAAAGCATGCTAGCTATAGGTGGTGCTACCACAGCTCTAGGAGTTAAATCTATTAAATCTTTTGGTAATTTCCAAGCTTCACTAAACAAAGCAGCAGTTACCGCTGGTGGAACTTCTAAGGATATTTCTGGATTGGCAGATGTTGCTAACAAAATGGGTGCCGATTTGCCTTTGAGCGCTCAAGATTCAGCTGATGCCATGATTGAAATGGCGCAAGCTGGTGCAGACGTAGGCCAAATCAAACAACAATTTCCAGCTATTGCACAAGCTTCAACAGCAGCAGGATCCGATTTAATCCAAACTGCCGGTGTTGTTCAAAACGCTATGAACATTTGGGGTGATAGTCTTAAGTCTCCTAATCAAGCTGCAGCAGCATTAGTTACTACGGCAAATGCAAGTAATGCTTCAGTGGAAGATATGCAACAAGCTTTAGCAACTATTGGTGGTACTGCGAAGGCGTCGGGAATGTCACTACAAGAAACTTCGACAGCAATAGGGTTACTAACCAACCGTGGGTTTAGTGCTGCGCAATCTTCGCAGGATTTAAATCACGCTATTTTACAAATGCAAGCCCCTAGCAAAGTAGCACAAAAGGCAATGCATAGTTTGGGTATTAGTTATACAGATGCTCAAGGTAATATGAAATCATTCCCATCAATACTTCAAGAAATTAGTCAATCAATGGATGGTATGACTTCAGCTGAAAAGCAAAAGAATTTGAAAGCTTTATTTGGTACTGCTGGTATGCAAGCGATAGGTCCATTGCTTGATTCTATTAACGATAAATCTGGAAGTACTCAAAAATCGTGGGATGGAATGTTTAATTCTATTCAAAAGAGTTCCTCAATTTCATCAGCTGCTGCTAAAACTTTAAGTACTCAAGCTTCAGAAATGCAAAAAAATGTTGGATCGAAAGTGGAACAAGTTGGTGGTAATTGGGAAGCTCTTCGCAACAAAGCAATGGATAGTAAAAATTCTATTACTGGTGGAATGCTAGATATGATTAATAAGACTATAACTTGGGCTGAAAATTCCAATAATGGGATAGCAAAGGTTATACGTGGTTTTATTGGATTATCTCCAGTTTTAGGACCAGCCATTGCAATTTTTGGTGGATTATTAATTGTTACAGCTAAAGTAGGTTCAGCAGTTGGCACCCTTGCCAAAGGATTCTTAGCGGTTGGTAAAGGTGTTGTGGGATTAGTTAGCAAACTAATTGGTGTTGCTACTGGTAATACTGCCGTAGGAGCAACCTCAGCTGGAGCAGCGACTGGTGAGAAAGCTGTTGGTAAAAGTGCCGAAAAAAGTGCCGGACAATTAATTGCCATGGGATTAGCCGTACTTGAAATAGGAGCTGGAATTGCCTTGGTACTTGGTGGCTTAGCATTATTAGTATTAAGTATCACCCAACTTGCTAAACAGGGGATGAACGGTGTAATTGCTATGGCGACATTTGGAGCTACAGTTGCTATATTAGCCGGTGTATTTGCATTGTTAGGGCCAGTTTTAACAGCTAGTGCAGTCGGGATGCTTGCTTTTGGTGTCGCTATTATTGCCGCCGGGGCAGGGGTTGCTTTATTTGGTACCGGTGTCCTAGCTATGGGAGCCGGATTAGCCTTAGCTGGTCAAGGAGTAACGGTTTTAGTTAACGCTTTTATTTTGCTAGGCAATAACATCGGGTTAATTATCCCGATTATGTCTTCAATTGGAGCTGGATTCAGCGCTCTTTTATCAGGAATATTGAATGCAGTGATTACAAATATACCTATAATTGGACAAATGTTTATTGCATTAGGTCAAACAATTTTAAATGTGATTAATACGTTATCACCTCAGATTATTCAAACAGTGATGAATTTATTACTGTTATTAGTAAATACGATTGTGACGTATACACCAATTTTTACCGCTAAAATAGCGCAATTAATCATTTCAATTTTAAATACTATTACTACTTATTTACCACAGATAATTTTAGCCGGAACTAACTTAATAGTGGCTCTGCTGAATGGAATTGCTCAAGCAATGCCAAGAATTATTACAGCTGCAGTAAATGTGATTGTTGCGTTTATTAATGGTATTGCTAATAATCTTGGAAGAATTATAAATGCCGGCATTAACTTACTCGCTAAATTCATCATGGGAATTGTTAATGCAATTCCTCGCCTTGCTAGCATTGCTGTACAAGCAGTGATGAAATTTGTATATGGTGTTGGTAATGCATTAGGCCAAGTGTTAGGGTCTGGGCAAAAACTCATCAATATGTTTGTCAAAGGTATTATGGATGGATTTGGTAAATCACAAAGTTCAGGTAAAGAAAATGCTAACAAGGTTGATAGCGGGATCAGAAGTGTGTCGTTATTAGATGTTGGTAAATTTTTAATTCAAGGATTTATCAATGGAATGGGCTCTATGGGTGGCGCTCTATGGGATGCAGCAGTTGGAATTGCTAATAAAGCAAAAAATGCTATTAAAAATGCATTAGGTATACACTCCCCATCAAGAGTTATGAAAAATGAAGTTGGTAAATGGATTCCAGCAGGTATTGCTGTTGGTATGAATAAAAATATCAGTTGGATTACATCAGCTGCTAAGAACATGGTTAGTGCTGCAACTATTTCAATTCCTTCTCCAGAATTTGAAGATTTTAGGAAAGGATTCAATCGTATTCAATCACTTTCGTCATCCGCTTTTAGTGGAAGTGTAAATGGATCAATGACATTGAACGCTTCAACCATGGATCAGCAAAATAACGCCTTACTACGCCGTATTGCTGATAAAAATACTAATCTTTACATGGATAGCGATACATTGGTTGGCACTACATCTGATAAATTCAACGGACAATTAGGAGCAACTTCCAATAACAACGAAAGGTGGAGCTGGTAATGCAGTACGGTTTTAGGGATTTACAGCCAACTAATAAAATTGAATATGAAGATATTCCCACCGAGGGCTTTGTTTTTGGGGGATTTGACAGTCGTAAAGTTGGGTGGTGGGTAACTTCAAGAGAAGCACCTACACCAGCTGAAAATGAAATAGTAGAATCGGTTGCTTACGCGCAAGGCGTCTATGATTTCTCAATGCTGAACGGTGAGCGTTTCTTTGGCAATCGAGAGATTACCTACAAAATCGTTATGCCATTAAGCGTCTATCATGAACGAAAAATATTTGAAGAAGAAATTAAGCGACAACTAATGCCGGTTGGTATTAGTAATCTAGTTGATACGCATGAAGATGGTTACTACTGGAGTGGCAAGTGTAAAAGTGTAGAAGTAGATGACGATGAAGAAAAAGGAATGTTGACGGCTACGGTGGTATTTGATTGTTACCCATTCGCTTTTACTAATAACTTAGAAGGCGCTGATGTTTGGGACGATGTGATATTCGATCATTGGATTTGGCAACCGGTTAAATTTAATATAACGGAATCAATGAATGTAACGCTTGAAAACATCGGTTCACGACCGGTTATTTGCCATTTTGCAGTAACTGGAAAAGTAACTGTGAAAGGCCCCGGCTTTAATGGTTATGAATTGACCAAAGATAATGCCGATAAAGCAACGATTACTATGCCGTTAGGTAAAAATAAATTTACGTTAAGTGGTTCTGGAACGATTGAGTTTAAGTTTAGACGTGAGGAGATGATCTAATGTATCGAGTGATTGCTTATGACGAACCAACCGACAAAGCTGGTTACGTTATCCATGACCCTGTTGTTGGTTTGGCAGCGTCAGAAGGTAAATTAACCATATCATCAAGTCAAACTAATACTTTGTCATTGACCTTAAATCAAGCTAACAAGTTATTCGGAAAAGTTAGACCAATGCACACGCACGTCGAGGTTTATGATTCTGATAACAGTGAATTGTTATTCAGAGGTAGAGCTTTGAAACCAGAACGTGAGATGAAGAACAACGGTCAATTCATTCAAACCTACGATTTTGAGAATATCGACAGTTATTTAATTGATAGCGTTCAACGCTACATTGAAATTGCTAACGCTACACCAGAGGAATTCTTAAAAAAGCTGATTGAGGAACATAATTCTCAAGTTCCAGAATACAAGCAGTTTACAGTTAGAAATGTTACAGTCACCAACAAAAAAGATAACACTTTACGCAAAGTGGATTACCAGACCACTAAGGATGCCATTAAAAAGCTACTGACTGATTCGATTGGTGGCAGTATCATTGTGGAATATAAAGACGGTAAGAATTACATCGACTACCTTAAAAGTCCGGGGCAAGACCACTCAATGGAAGCTCCGTTGAAGATTGCTGAAAACATGCAATCAGCTAAGGTTGCAATTGATCCATCTAAAGTAATCACTCGGTTAATTCCGTTAGGCGCTCAAATTGAAACACAAAAGCCCGATGAAAAACATGATGATAGTTCAGACGATGGCACGAAGTTGAGTGGGACGATGACAGCCGTCAATGGAGATTGGGGCCCAGCAATTAAGTTCGCAGCTAAATGTATGAAAACATCTGTTAGTGATGCCGAAGTAAGTACAATTAAAGACGTGATTAAACACGAATCAAACGGTAGTGAAACGATTGTAAATAATTGGGATAGTAACGCACAAGCGGGAACTCCTAGTAAAGGGTTACTACAATTTATCGAACCTACTTTTAAGGCGTACGCTGTCGAAGGCTATACCAACATTCTCAAGGGATTCCATCAGTTGTTAGCGATGTTCAATGATTCTAATTGGAAGAGTGACGTTCATACTGGCGGTTGGGGTCCAACAGGATCTAAGCGTTATGATAAATTAACAGTTGACATTACTCAGTCTGGAACTAGCGGGGGATGGGGTTCTCCATTTCCATCAGTTGGTCATGTAGCATTTGACGGCGGTCAATTGTTTGGTGTTCATGCTGGCGGTGAATTTCGTCAAAATGGATTCCATGATGGATTAGACTTTGGAACTGTTAAGTATCCGGGTAGTGATGTACATGCAATTCATGGTATGAAGATTACCCGAATTGGAAACATGGCTGGATTAGGATATTTTGTGCTCGGGCATTCTGACGACGGCTACAACATTGACTTTCAAGAAGCGTTCGCCAGTCGTAGCGACATTCATGTAAAGGTTGGTCAGTACGTTAAAACTGGTCAAGTAGTCGGCATAAGAACTACCGACCACTTGCACATCGGTATCACCAAAAAAGATTTCGATTACGCCTTAAGATATGCTTTTACTAACAACGGAACATGGATTGACCCAGAGCCGTTGATTTTTGGTAAAAGTAAACAGACACGTTCACTTAACGAAACAAAATTTCTTTCAACTAAAACAGATGATTCTAACTCTCCATTGGCAAAACAAGAATTAGATATTCAAGCTGGAATTGATATGTTCAATAAGGCTAAAGCTGCACATCTTGAATATGCTATGGACTATAGAAGAGCTGACATTTTGACAAATCAGAAACACGCTGATTGTTCGTCATTTGTCAGCTATTTTATTGAGTTGGCAATTCACGAGACAGATCGCACGCTCTACAATACTGAAACACTACATGGATTTCTTAAAAATCACGGCTATTTATTGCATTACGAAGGTACTAATAATACGTTACCAGCAATGCAAACTGGTGATGTAATCATTATGGGTAAAAAAGGACAATCGGCAGGTGCAGCAGGACATACCGCTGTCATGAAAGATGCTGATACCGTGCTGGAATGTTCCAGTGGTTGGCCTGGCGGTTATCCGGACGGTGCAGATGTTTTCGAACATGGTAAGGGTTCCAATCCAACACTTGCTAACTGGTTTAGCTATGACGCTAATAACTGGTCTGGTGAGTGGTACTGGTATCTTTATCGTTTTAGTGGAAACATTCCAGAACAAGATTCTGGTGACCAAAAAGGTGGAACGATTAAGTCTGGCGTTAGATATACGATTGCACCAGTTAATGATGGTAAAGACTACCTAGATATTCCGGAGTTTCAGAAGGAGTTTGGGATTATCAATGGAGTGGTTACGTGGGACAACATCAAAGACCCAGCCCAATTACTAACTAAGGGTAAAGCATGGATTAAAGCACAGAAAGCTTCAACTAACACCTTTACCGTCAGTGCTATTGAGTTGAATGAATACGAACGATTTAAAGTTTATGATCGTTACTTATTCATTAATCCATATGTAGCTGAACAACAACTACTAACAATTATTGAAAAAGAAATCGATTTGAACAAGCCACATAAATCAACGATGACCTTTGGTGACAAAACTACAAAGTTAACTGATTACCAGAATGATTTCAAAAAAGTTAGCAAAGATGTGGAATCTTTAAAAAGTACGATGTCAACTGTATCTGGCGATGTTTCAAGCATGCGCACAGGAACGTCAGATGCAACGCTCGCTTCGATTAATGAACAGTTAGGTACTGTTGATGTACCACAACTTAAAAAGGACTACGAAGGTACTCAGAAAGATATTGAGGATAGTAAAACAAGGCTTGAAACAGCTGAAACAGATTTAAAAGTAGTCAAAGAAGATGACGAAGCTACCAAGCAAACTTTGGAAGAACAAAAGAAGACAATTGCTGACTTAGATGAACGATTGAAGAAATTAGAAGGGGGTAATGCTAATGGTACAGGTGTATAAGGATATTACCAAAGTACAAAAAGATGCAAAAAAAGTTGCAGAAATTGCTGATATAATCCGGCACGCTACGGTAGGTTCAGATGTAAGAGAAGCAATGGCACAGGGATTTGAAACCATTGATGATTCAGAGGTGATTAATCACCTTATTGATGATGTGAATAATTTAACGAATGAGATTATAGGTTATCGTACTGATGTTAAGGAACTGACCAAGAAGGTTCAGAAATCCATTGATGATAACCATACTGATATTGAAAATATTGGCAAAAAAAATCAAGAAACACTTGATAAATTTGATAGTGATTGGCAAGAAAAAATTAATCGTATTATTTTGGGGACGGATTTACCAACGCTCGAGCGAATTATCGACGAAAAACTAAATGAGAGAGGGGTGTAGTCAATGAGTATGTATCTTAAGTTTCGCATAGGTAAAGATAAGCGAAAACTAGTTCCGATTAATGGCTTTGAATTGAAAGATGCTGATTCTAACAATCCACAATGGCTACAAGGTCGGCAAAACGAAGACGGTGGACGACAAGTATTTGTCGATTTAGAAGATGAGAATGGCTCTCCGGTTAATTTAACGGGAGCAAGTGCCGTGTTTAAAGGTGTGCTACCAGGTGGACAGTACAAAATCTGGGATCATAAAAGTAGCACAATCATTGATGCACAAGCCGGACGATTCCGTTATACATTTCCAAAACGGGCAATGGCGATTGCTGGTTCGTATAAACAAGCGTTCTTTGAAATCTTTCGTGAAGGTACCAGGTTAGCAACACTCGAATTCAATTTTGAAGTGTTAGCGGACCTTGTAGAAGAGAACATCATTCCGAGTGACTATATCACTCCATTTGAAGACTTGTACGGCAAGCTTAAAGAATATCTTGTTAAATTCAACGGTGACTTTGATGCTGCAATGGCTCAATGGAAGAAAGATGTTGCTGAATTAATTACTGAACTTAATGCTGATATTAGCGGTATCAACTTGACCATTACCGAAATTAAGGCACAACTTTCAGCACTAGAAGACAAGATTAAAGCTGATGGATTGCTTACGCAGGCTGATTTTGATGTGCAAATGAAAACGTTGATGGACACCATTGAAAGTGAATTGGCTATTTTAAAACAGCCAATCTACGTGGAACAAACTATCTATGGTGATCCAGTCGAAGAACAAGCACCAGAAATTAAGCAGAAGTTAGACAGCTTAACCGTTGGAATTAATCCAGATAAGTTTAATTTTGTGTTCATCACTGATCCACATTATGCATCCTCGGAAGAGACTGCTAATCTATCAGTTAGCTACGGAGTTAATCACGTTAACAGAGCGCTCTACTTAGACCAATACGTAGATATGATGATTCTTGGTGGAGATAATATTGATGGAAACCAAGCCAGCATTGAAGGTATTCTAACCGACCAAGCTCAGATTGCTACTGAATTTTTGTTTGGAAGTGATAATAATTCGGATAAGTTCCCATTAAAAGGTAATCATGATGATGGTACGCAACGACAGGCTTACTTTGAGGCGGGAAGACGCCCTGACCGTATTCCTAGTTTGCCGGCTGTCATTACGGACGCTCAATTTAAAAGAGATTATCATACCGGCGATTTGTTATTTGGCGAAACACGAAAAGGGAATAGCAACTATTTCTACAAAGATTATCCGGATAAAAAAATTCGTATAATTGGATTAGATTCGAATGATCGCCCAGAAATAAAAAATGACGACGGAACCGAAAAATATTTAGGAATTTGGCATCTAGGCTATCGACAAGAACAAATTAATTGGTTAGCTAATGTGGCTTTAAAAAACGTTCCGGAAGACTATACCACTCTAATTGTGGCTCACATGCAATCATACGTTAAAAATGGAACCAACATTCACAATGCCGATTTAGTAAACAAGGTTATTGGAGACTTTATTACTGGCGGTTCTACTACATTGACTAGTGATGATGAAGATTGGGAAGTTAATGTTAAGACAGATTTCACACAACAAGGAGCACGAGTTCTAGCTGGATGGATTCATGGACACGAGCATTCAGAAAACATTCGGACGGACGGTGGATACAATAATATTGGCATCTTAGCTTCTATCGGACTTGGAGAAGCTCAGAATTGGCTCGGTGACACTGATGGTTGGAACTTAATTGAATTGGACACTGAGAAACGAACGCTAACTTTAAAAGGTTTTGGGATTGCGACCGATCGCAAATTTGATTATTAGGAGGGATTAGATTGGTAAAAAAAGTAGATCCAATTCAAGCAGTTAACAAACTAAAACATAAAATCGATTTGAATGAAAAAAGAGCAGTCGTTCCCGTCGATAAAGAACATGCTGGGCGAGTTACGCCAGCGCAATATAATAAGTTTAGAGGTGCTGCTGGTTACCGCGAATATATTGAACACGTCGACATCGAAAAAATTGACCCCGGACGCTATACTGGAATTTATTTGGGAAACACAATCTTAGGTGCAAATGATAGCGGTGTTTCACTGGTAGATAAAACTCAAGGAGATGCGAAGCATGTCCAGTACCTAGTAACGACTTCAAATAATGGACGAATCTATTATAAAAACACGCATATTAATGGCAGTAATCCTAGTACTTCACCTAGCGGATGGGGTGAAATCCTCAAGCATTATGTGCTTTGGGAAGGCAACGCTGATGCCGTAGGAACTACTCTAACGCTTAGTGATAATCTGGATAAATACCGCTATATTGAAATCACATATCAGTTTGGTGATCATATCGAAGTCGCTACAGTATTAGCGAGTGCCAATAACTATGCGGTTGCTAGAAATAATCCGCATAATGATGAACTATTCAACGAAATATTTGAAACAACTTTACTTAAAGATACAAAAGATCATACAAAACTGACTATTAGTAGTAACTTTGCTTACCTCGACACCGGCGGAGCGATTAATAAAATTGATGATAAGGCGCAAATTTGGAAAATTAGGGGGCTGGTATAATGAAGCTCGTAATCAATGATAAGAGTGAGATTTTGGCGTTCACCGTTTTTGGCGATGTTGATAACTCGGTAGAATACGAAGGAGAAGTTCCAGAAGATTTCAGAGATAAATTCAAGCCTAAGTTTTACATGCTAGTAGATGGAGTAATAGTTGAGAATCCGAATTATGTGGAACCTGAACCACCGGAAATTGGGCCGTCAGCAATCGAACAACAAGTAGCAGCTCTTGGATATCAACAAATGCAAGATAGCCAAGATAAACAAAAATTAGTTAAACAGAATGCTCAAATAGCATATCAAGTTATGCAAATTCAACAACAATTAGGAGGACAAAACGCATGATGAATTTCCCAGATTTTAACTCAATTAAAAGTTGGTACGATGCACAATTATGGACAAAAGATATGGTTAGTGACGGTGTTGTATGTAACAAGATTACAGCGGAACAATATAAAGAAATCGTTGGAGAAGATTACGTAGCGCCTGAAACATAGGCGTTTTTTATTTCTCTTAGTAGTAAAATAATTATTAAATAAATTACTAGGAGAATATTGAAATGGATGCAACAACTTTAGACGTAATTATTACAGGCGGAATATCAGTGTTTGGTGCAGGTTTATCATTTTTAGGAGCTCGAAAGGGTGCTAAGACACAAATGGAAACAACTGAAAAATCCGTCGAGAATAATATGGAGATTGCTAGGATGAACATTGAAGAAAAATTAATTGCTGAGAATAAGATTAACTGGAATAACAGGACACGCGAATTAATTTCTAAATTTATACGCCAATGTTTTGATATTAATCATGGCATTGATCAGGTTCAAATTATTAATAAAAAGCGAGAATTGTCTGTCGATCCTTCGCTACCAAGTAAAGAACGAAATAAATATTCTAAGCTTTCTAAAGAAGATTTAGAAATGGCGAAAGAAACAATGGTAACAATTTCCAACGCTGTAGAAACCGTCACGGAAATCAGATTACACATTTTTGATAGATCAGATTCGTTGGGAAATGAATTACTAGAAAGAATAATAGATGTCGAAAAGTACTTTCAAAGGATGGAGAAAATTCCTTCTACGGAGCTGTCTCAATTAACAGAATTAGCAAGAAACTACTTTGAAATTCAATGGAAAGAATTGACTAAAGATATCAAATAGGTATCTTTTTTTATTTTGGGTAAGAAAGGAGGATGTAATACAGTGCCATTTCATGTAAGTTTATTGCAATCTTATATGGCAATCGTTGATGATAAATTGATGATTGCTTTTTTGTTTGCAGTAATTTTAGATATTGGGACTGGAATGGCTAAAGGGATTATTAATCAAAGAACGAGTAAATTGAATAGTACTAAGGGATTATTTGGGTTAATTAAACATTCTACGGTAATATTTTTAGTTTTATTGGTTTATCCGTTCATGAATGCAATCGGGTTTGAACCAACAGCTAATGCGTTATTAATTTTTTATATCGTAACATATGCAATATCTGTTGTTGAAAATTTGGGTCAAATGGGAGTGCCATTTCCAGACTTTATCAAAAAATATTTTGTGAAGCTTCAAGATGATTATAGTAAAGGGGGACATAATGACAAAATTAAATAAGCTAAAATGGGTTGTTGCGATTGCAATGGCTTTTTTTATTGGAGTAAATACCGCTCCGCTGGTTAGTGCCAATGCTGGTAGTTCTACCAATAATCAATATACTAATACACAACATGAAGCAACTCAGAAACATTCAACTACTGACAAAGCTAAAACGGGTAATAAAGACGCTAGAAAATCGGTTACTTCAGTGCGTAGCCAAGGCGTCGATTGGGCTAAGTATCAAGGTTATAACGGTGTTAAAGGCTATAAGAACGACCAATTTGCCATTGCTCAAATTGGTGGATCTTATGGTGGAACTTTCATTAATCAAGCAACTTATAATAGTCAAGTTGCTAGTGCGCTTAATCAAGGTATGCGAGCTCATACTTACATTTGGTATGGTGTTGGTGGTAGTACACAACTGGGCAAGCAATGCTTAGACTACTACTTGCCACGAGTTAAGACACCTAAAGGTTCGATCGTAGCATTGGACTATGAAGATGGTGCAAGTGGAAGTGTTAAAGAAAACACAGACGCTATCATTGCTGGTATGCAACAAATTAAGAATGCTGGATATACTCCAATGTACTACAGTTATAAACCATATACTCTAGCACATGTTGATTATCAACGAATTGTAAAACGCTTTGGGACTAGTTTGTGGATTGCAGCTTATCCAGATTATAATGTGCGGAGCACACCATATTGGGGAACTTTCCCAACAATGGATGGAGTGGCTATCTGGCAGTTCACTTCCACTTATATTAATGGCGGACTAGATGGCAACGTTGATTTAACCGGAATTACAAAGAACGGTTATGATGGTAATACACCAACTCCAAGTAAACCAACTAACAAGAAGGCTGTTCACGTAACCTATGCCTTACATCAAAAAGGCAAACAATGGTTAAGCCCAGTCAAAGATTTTGGCTCTGGATCAAATGGTTTTGCTGGAGTTCCTAATAGCGTGCATGACATGCTTTATATCAAAGTTAACCATGGAACTATTAAGTATCGTGTCCACACCAAAGAAGACGGCTGGTTACCATGGGTACACAAAGCTAATAAGAATGATACGGTTAACGGAGTTGCCGGAATTAAAGGTCACACGATCGACGGAGTTCAGATGTACTACACAACTCCATCTGGTGAAACTTACCAACAAGCGTACTATCGTTCACAAACAACTCAACGAGCTAACTACTTAGGAACGTGTGCCGACAATGGTTCAGTTGCTGGTTATGATAGCTGGGCTGGAATGCTAGGCGAACCTTTGGATAGATTACAGATTCATATTAACGACAATAGTAAGTATTAATATAGAGTGTGTTTTATTTGAATATTTAAATTTAAAATGTTAGAGTTACTTTATCCCCAGGATTTTGAACGTTATATCGAAACCCTTTTAAAAAGCCTATTCAGTTTAATTACTGGATAGGCTTTTTTATTTTACATAAAAATAAAAAACACTCAACCTAATTAAAGATTGGATGTTTTTTATGGTTTGGCAGGCGTTTGGCAGGCACTATATAACCAAAACCTACTGTTATCAGCATTTCGGACTATATTAATATGATTCGGGAGAGATTCGAACTCTCGACCGTCCGCTTAGAAGGCGGATGCTCTATCCAGCTGAGCTACCGAACCGTACTTAAACAGTATATTTAAAAACGATCGTTCTGTCAATGGAATTATTACAAATAGAGGGATGAAAAAAGTGGATATAAATCGCAATTAACAAAGCAATTTCAACATTATAAATTAAAGAAATTAAACGGGGTTAAACGCTTTAATTAATTTGAATTATTAGGTATTATTAAATTAGAAGTTAACGAATAGAGGGTGGCTTAAATGAAAAAAATTATCTCGGTTTTACTTTCGCTGATGGTAGTAACATTATTTATGAGTGCATGCACCCATAATAAAGTTTATGGCACGGTAGTGGTGTCTCCTGAAAAATACAAGCAAATTTCAGCAGATAAGAAGTTGATTGAGAAGACTATCAGTGGTCTAGAAAAGTTTAATTCTGAAAACCCAGAAACAGAAAAATCAGTGATGAGATCTCTAGATGCTTTGATTAAAAAGGGCCAAAGGAAAATGAACGATAGTGATCGAGTAAAATTTGAGGCACTTTTAGGCGATCATAAAAATGGAGTTAAAGGGATCGTTAAGAAAGCTTACACTCATCAACGGGGTTTTGATGATGACTTGAGTGGTAGGATTAGATCAAATATGTTGAAATCAATTAAATTAATGACGCATGGAATTACTAAAAACGAAAATGATCGAAAAAAAATATATAAACAAGTTTTAGAAGATACTAAAGCAGATAAAAACCTATATAAAATTGGCGGAAATGAATAA